TGGCATTGCTTCATCGCCCATGTCTGCAACCGAATCCAGTTCAGCTTCTTCTACTGCAATACGCTCTGGTCTCTGAATCTTCTCAATGCTAAAAACATTTATGACCATCAGCTTGTCAGTCGGACTGAATACTCCATACTCGTATTCAAAGATGCGGACAACAGCGTACTGATCCTCAACAACAACTACCTGAGCAAGAATCTTAGAATCGTTTGGCTCCCATGAAACCCAATCACCAGAAGCAAGAAGTCCAACCGCAGCTCGTTCTCCACCGAACTCTGTGTCTTCTGCAAGGCTCACAGCAACAGCTTGGTCAATAGCAGACTGCTTTGAGTCGTGACAACCAAGGACTTCGCCATCTTCTTTCACAACTGCCCAGCCTGAGCAGTCACTTGACTTGTCTGTAATGTAATACGGCATTACTGGCTCTGCCTAACTATTAGGACACCAAGCTTTAGTCCGCTTGGGTCAGACACAGCCCAGAGGGTGTCGTGTGGTTCAAGGGTTAGTATCTTTGATTCGCCTGGATCTAAGTGAGGGCTATTCGTTGTGCTAACTGTTTCGTTGCCAAAGTGTATGTAATTGTTTGAAGATTTGTTTTGATTGTGTAAATGAACAATTTGTCTCTGAATAGCAGGTCCGACCACTTGTTGCGGTGTAGCAGTTAGAGTAATTAGGTTTGTAAGAATCATTACGCAAGCCTCGCATTGACAGTAACAGTCCCACCGAGTGCAACTGCTGTGCCGTTTACTGTGATGGTTGTTGCAGATAGTGAAACTGTTTGGGTTTCAGCGTTGTAAGCAACTGGTGATGTTGCAGCAATTACGCCTGTTGGTCCTGTTGGTCCTGTAGAACCAGTTGGTCCTTGTGGGCCTGTAGCTCCTGTCGCACCTGTAGCTCCAGTTTCTCCCTGCGGTCCTGTTGGTCCCGTTGGACCTGTTTCGCCCTGAATACCTTGTGCACCAGTTGAACCAGTCGCACCAGTCGGTCCTTGGTTTCCTGTATCTCCTTTAGGACCCTGCGAACCTGTTTCACCTTGCGGTCCAGTAGCGCCTGTCGGACCAGTATCACCTGTATCGCCCTTGGGTCCTGTTGCACCCTGTAAACCTGTTGGACCTGTGGCTCCTGTAGCTCCTGTTGAACCTGTGTCACCCTTGTCACCTTTGTCACCCTTTTCCCCTTGGGGTCCAGTAGGTCCAGTTGCTCCAGTAGCGCCTGTGGCTCCAGTTGTTCCTTGTATTCCTTGAATACCTTGTAGTCCTCGCGGCAAAGTAAAGTTCACAGTTTGAGCTGGCGAAGTTCCAGTAATTGTGACAACAGCGGTGTCATCGCTTGACTTGCTTACAGTTCCAACCGAAAGTGTGTTGGCTGGACCGACAACTCCCTGAATACCTTGAGGACCAGCGTTGCCTAAAGACAGCGTGGTGTATGTTTCAGTGACATTTACATCAGTTGAAGTTTGGTTTACTTCAAGTGTTGTAGTTGTCTCTGTTATCTCAAGGGTGACTTGGGACATTACTTAGTGACCTCAGCTTCAATAGCAAATGAGCCTTGAATAAGTCGAGTCACCTGACCACCTGAGTTGAGTTCTAGGTCATAGACATAGTTGCCAGGTGTGGCAGATCCCATTGTTGAAGCTGAAACGGCAACAGCGATTGTGCCAGCAGTACCGCCGAGTGTGATGCCACTTCCGTTAGTCATGCTAAGCACTGTTGCGGTTGCGCTAGGGTTTTCTCTTACTTGCATGGCAGCAGTGTAGCTAGTTAGGTTTACGGCTGTTCCGCCGATTGCCCAAGTTAGGTTTAGGTCGTAAGTCGCACCCTGATAAGCCTTGATGTTGTAGATGCCTGGATTTATCATTTATTCCTCGTATACGGTCTTAGGGGCAGTCGGGTCAATCTGAGAAACAGGTTGCAACTGAACGCTAGGTACTCCAGAGTGAGGAATAGCTGGCAAGTTGAATGTGGCAAGAATGTCATCTGGCTGGTATCCAGCTTGTACAAGCTTGGAAACAATGTCGTACATCATCTGCTCGCCAACAAGCTTTGCGTCAGGTAGGTTTATGTTCGCTAGTGGAACGCGGTAGATTTCACCGTCTTCAACAGGCTGCATGTCCTCAAGAGCGTGAATGTCGTTGATAGACAAGAATCCAGCTTGGCTTGCAACCGAATAAGCGTTGAAGCGTGACTCTAGGTCTCCACGAAGCAAAGCACCGAAGTTGAACTTGATGTAAGCGTTAGGTGGCAGAAGGCGTGAGTAAGCCCACTCAATCTTTTCGGCAAATGGGCGAAGTGTGTGAGTGACGAACTGAATTGCGTTCTGCTCAACCGAAGCGTAGCTTGCTGTGTCTGGAACACCGAGCATGTGCAGCGGGATGTTGAAGATACGAGCGATTTCTTCTACACCGAACTTGCGTGAGTCAAGTGCCTGTGACTTTTCAGGATCTACCTGAGTTGAGACAAACTTAGCTCCAGCAGAAAGAACACCAGTGCGGTGCGCTCTGCGAGAGTTGTTCTTGTGGCGTGAGTCAAAACCATCAGCGAGTTGCTTTGCTTGTTCTGGTGTTAGGTTGCCAGGAAACTCGATGACACCTTGAGCAGATGCACCAGCACCGAAGAATCTTGCAGCGTACTGCTGTAGAGCAAGGTTTAGTCCGAGTGCTTCACGAAGTTTCTCTACACGACTTGTTCCGACAAGTTTGCCTGGTAGCACTAAGTCTGTAATGTGAATAATCTGGTCGGCAGTCATCAGGTTCTTGTCATCTTCGTATTCGTAAAGCTTGCGACCAACTGCTGACCGAGTGACCTTCATTCTTTCTGGGTCAAGCGCCATTAGGTTTACAACTTCACCTCTGTTGTCGCGGAAGATGCGTGTGTACGAGTTGCCGTGCATCAAGAGAGAGATAAGAACCTGCTGGTAGTGTCCTTGACGAGTCATGTCTACATCTGGCTGGTTTACCCAAGCTGGTGCTGGGTCAAGCGGGATTCTGTTGAGTCCTGAGTGAACATGCGCCTCGATAGGCAAAGTTGAGATTGTGTCAGAGATAAGACTGACTGCTGAGAAGAACGCAGAGATTTCTAGTGACTTCTGAGTGTTCATCATCTGACCAGCAGATGTGTCTAGCTGCCAGACTTCACCTGAACCCCAGATTGACTGAAAGCTTACTGACCTGTTCTCAAAAAAGCTACCTAGCATTACTTACCTCGCTCCATGGCAATCCCAAAAGCAAGAAAGCCCAAACCTAAAAGAATCACACCCGCTGGCGGAAACAGAATCCCCGCACCTATCGCAATCGTGATAACGCCTAGGGCTTGTAGAATAGTTGCGATCATTTCCAACCTAAATGAAAAACTGCGGAGATAGTTCATCTTCTAGTTTAGTGCTGTTTATGCACCTGTCTAGGGCGATGACAGCAGCAATCGCCGCGTCTATCTTTCTGGGACTTCCAGCCGACTCTTTGGTAATTCTTCTACCGTACCTGTCCGATTTCACGACAGCGTTGTCCAAGTGCCGTGTAAGCACAGGATTGCCGTCATGTGTGATTGTTTGCTCGGTCACGGCATCGTAAAAGATTTGACAAGCAGGAACGATACGAGCAGCAGAGAAGGTCGGGAAGCCGACTACTGGAAAGCCCATCTCCTCAAGCATCACCATCGTCTTAGTCCACCTTGGCGGGTCAAACACTACTTCTCGGACATTCCTGTACTTAGTGCAGAACTGAATGATGACATCCTCAACTTCAAGGGTAGGCACTCGCCAGCTTGCATCGTCATCGGGCTGTTTCTCCCAAGTCTGAATCATAAACAGATGCGGCTTATCGTTTTCGTGTCTGGGCAACCGAACTCCGATGACAGCGGTGGAGTCATTAGACCAAGAGCCGTCAAAGCCAATGATGAACTCGTCATCTTCGGTGTAATCACTTGGAACAGCCAACTGGTCCCACGATCCTGCTGGCAACCAAGCATCTTTGCTGGAAACCCAGTTATTGATGCGCTTACGCCTGAACTCTGATTCTGGTGTTCTAAGCACGGCAGACTCAAAGTCGCTTTTGGCGCAGATGTCATCAAAGCCAGGATTAGCTAACTCCCAAGTCTTTGGGTCAGTGTGGTCAAACTCTTGTGGAGCTTCCCACCAAGCCATAAAGAAGGTTGGGTCATCTACTTCGCCTCTTGCTACCTTCTGCCCATACTGGTAAAGGTTGTAGGCGATTGAATCTTGTCCTGAGCTGTCTGACTTGACACCAGCAGTTGTTATAGCGATTAGTGTGGCTAGGTTTCCTCGCGCACCCTGAGCAAGTGCCATAACATCGAACAGCTCTCTATTGGGCTGGGCATGTAGCTCATCGAACACCACCATTGTTGGACTAAGCCCCTCTTTTGAGTAAGCCTCGGCTGAAAGCACGCGATAGACCGAACCCGTCTCTGGAACCTCTATGGCATCTCGGTAAAGCTTGCACATCTCCGATAACTCGCTCGCCTCAATCAGCTTCTTGGTATCGGCGAATACTAACCGAGCCTGATCCTTGTCGGCGGCACAAGAATAAACTTCAGCACCTCGGATGCCAGACCCAACAAGACCGTAAGCAGCAACAACCGACATGAGGCTCGACTTGCCGTTCTTTCTCGGCATCCCCACAAGACTGACTCTGTTCTTCAAGCCTTTGTCATCGTGGGCAAACAAATGACGGAGTAGCTCAGCTTGCCAGTCGCGTAGGTCCATCGGCGTACCAGCCTTACCAGCGATGGAATCTTTGGTGATGATGCCAAATGCCTCAGCGAAGTCAATTACATCTTCGCCTTCGCCTGACCGAATAAAGTCTTCGGCTATAGGGGTAAGCCAGGCAGGGGGCCAGCTACTTACCTTTTTCAAGTTCGCGCCTTGCCCTTCTAGCAAATAGTTCTTCTAGCTTGCTTTCTCGCTTGACCTCTGCCAAACCGAGTCTTGTACGGGCTTCGGGTGAGAAACCGAGTTTCCCTAAGTTTCCAGCAATTAGAGCTTCTATGTCATTTAGCTGCTTTAGCAAGTGCCAGTCGTATTCTTCAGCTAGTCGGCTCTCAATCGAGTCACGGCGATCTAGTTGCTCGCAAGTCATCTGAAGCAAGTGAACATCTACAGCACCAATCCAAGGCACGCCGTACTTGAAGACATCATCCCAGAGCTGACCGCCGTGCAGACCGAGTGGCCTTACGGGTGAGCGCTTGGCTGGCTGGATGGCAGCAAGCTCGCCTTCCTTGGGCAAAGTCTGGTGTCCTGGGTTTCCGAGCAGGCGTTTCTGCTCAAGTGGCTTAGCTGGGTTGGGCATTGTAGGTTTTCTCCCTTGTGTTTCTTGGTCTCTAGCCTATCCCAGAAAAAGGCTGAACTAAGAAAAAGTACGCAAGTG